TGAAGTTTCATTAATTGGTAGAGATACTGAAGATTCATTAACATTTATTTCAGTAGCTCTTAAATCTCTTGTTTCCCAAAAGTTATCAATTTTATATTGAGTATCTAAAACCTTTACAGAAGCCTGAGCTTTAATAGAATTCTTTTGTGATTCATTTAGATCCAACCAAGATTTTTTATATTTTTCAGGCATGTTAGATAAGTAATTTAGAGGTGTCATAGTTGTTAAGAAGATACCTTCATATATTCTATTAACATCAACAGAACCATAAAATTTACTTGATTCAAAGATACCGATTACTTTATCTTTCATATCAGGTTGAAGTGAATCAAATTGATTTCTTTTACTTTCAGAAAGGAAGTTTAAGAAATGTAGTTTGTTTTCGTTAATAGAAGCTTCTTTTTGAGCTTTAGCAGTTTCTAAAAGATTATCAATTTGTGTATTGATTTTTTCTTCAAAACTTACAGTTGATTCAACAACTGAAGTTTCTTCCTCTTGTTTAACTGATTCTTCATTAATCTTAGTAGATTCCGTTGTATCAGTTTTTTCAGATTCATTAATTGATTCAACAATATGACCTACATAATTTGTAAGGTTTTCTGTATGTTCTTTTAAGTAATCTGTGTATTCGATAACTGAAGAAGTTCCTTCAACGATATAATCATTATGAGATATTACGTTATCTAATTGTTCGTTCATGTATGTTTGATAATCCCAACGATTATTACTTTCACTAGCGATGTGATTAGTGTATTCAATAGATTGATCAGTTTTTTCTGCTACCATTTTAGTGTAATCAATTAAATGATCTACTGACTCAGCAAGTTTCTCAGAATAATTAATGCCTTGGTTTGTTTTTTCACCAACCATTTCAGCATAATCTTTAACTTTCTCTAAGTTTTCAACAATATAATCATTATGAGAAATTAAACCATCAACAGATTCAGCCAATCTTTCTAGATATTCTTGAACCTTATTAACTCGGTTTGCTACAGTTTCAGTGTATTTAACTAAACTTTCGTCTTTGTTATTCTTTGTTTCGTTGTTGGATTCGGTTAAACTGGCTTTAATTGAATTCATTTCGTTTTTAACGATTTTTGAATACTCATTAAAATCATCAACCGAAATGTATTTTTTATTATCCATTTCAGTATTTTTTGTTTCGGTAATATGTTTTTCTAAGTTTGTATTATTAGTAATTTCTTCCATGTCATTAATTTCAACATCATTTATAGAAATCGTATTAGGGATTTCATATATTTGAACATCGCCGTCATCAGTAAATCCAAAAGATTCGTTAACTCTTTTCATTTCAGCATTAGCAAATCCAGGATCTGCAACTAAATCGTAAGTAAACATCTTTTTGATTTTTACATGTCCATCACTCTCAACGACACCAGCAGCTCTTGAAGAAATATGCAAAGGAATACCTGCATCAACTAAGGCTTGAGCTTGTTTTCCAGCATCAGTATTAAGAAGTTTAATTCTACCTGTAACCAGTTTTGTTGTTGGATCATAATCGATTGACTCTATTACATGAGATGCATTTTTAAGAGAAATATCGAATGATTTAGGATGATCTAATTCGCCTAAAAGTTTATTACCTTTAAGCTTTTGTTTCATTTCGTTTATATGAGGGATCAATTCCTTTTCGTCATATATACGATTATTTTTGTTCTTTTTACCAACTTCGGTAAAGATACCTTCAAGAACATATTTTTCTCCCTCTTTCGAGGCAGCAAGATTCCCTGACGATCTTTCGAGTACTAGTAAGAATTGATTTTTATTGCTCATCTTTAGAAGACTATATTTTAATTATATATCATGTTTGTTTCTGTGATTTATTATAAGATTATTTCTATTCTTTTATAGATCTAGTGCTGCTGCTTTCTTAGCATTTTCTAAGCTTTCAGCATCTTCAATCTCTTTCAATTTTTTATTTAATCTTAAATCATCAGGAGTTAATCCTAAGAATCTTTGTATTAAGAACTCGGAAGCAAAGTATTTTATTTCATTCATATTTGCATCTTGTTCTACAAGACCATCTTTCATTGAAGTTACGAAGTCAAGTCTTTTTTGAAGTATTTCTATTTCTTTCATCTCCTCGAAGATGTTGTCTTTATTATATTTAATTCCTATTTGAGATTTGAATGCATCATCCTCTTTCAATTCAGGATAATCAAGACACATTTGAATCCACAATGGTTTTACTAATATTTCTTGGAATGTTGATCTTAACCTAGTTACAAATCTACCAAATTTGATTTCGTCTCTAGTCATACCTTCAGCATTCATCTCCCATGATGGTGGTGATTCCATATCAAATCTTGATAATGGAATTTTAGATACTTTAATTAATTTCTCTCTGAAATACTTAAGTGCATCTGTATCATTTAAATCAGGTCCTTCAGAACCAATAGTTTCAATAGTTGGTTCTCCTGCATCTCCTGAAGGTAACCAATATTCTTTATTGAAAGGCATCATCGGTTTACCATTAACTTTAAGATCTCCACTTTCAGTATCGAAATCAATTTGTTCTCGGTAGTTTTGCATTAAAACCCCTAATGATTGTCTTGCTCTTGTTTTTGATTTACCACCAACAGGAATAACAAATTTTGTTTTAAATGAAGCATTAACAGTAGCCCAAATAACTCGAGAATGTTCCATTATACGAAGTAAGTTAAATGATCTAATTAATCTTTCAACATAAGAAACTCTGTTGTTTGTATTTACGTTAGCATAAGATATGTAGATAACTTGAGAATCATAAAGAACTCTTTCTTTATTAGGCATTCCTTTAAATTGTTTCCAAATTTTCTTACCTTCTCTATCTAAACCTGGTTCTAAATTTACTGGATCTAATTCCTTAAAACCAATAATTCTAGATTGTTCTCTATTGTATATTATTTCAAAAGCAAGATATCCATCTACTAACCACTTTCTAAAATATGACCATGCTGCAATATCGTTATTAAAACCAAAGTATTGGTATATCCTTTTAAAATTAGTTTCTAATGACATTTTAATAGCCTCTAACGTCATAGGTTCTAATGTCGAATCATCAAAAGCTAAAGGAAATGAAAAGTAATTTTTGTCATCATAAACAACACATTCATCACATAAGGTATCTAATATATCTTCGATTTCGTCTTGTATTGCAAACTTTCTTAAATCTTCTCTTTTCTTTGGATATGATTTATCAAATATAGAAATAGATTTTCTTAAGTTGATATCAGCCATAGATAGATTTGCAAATAGTGCATAATCATCATATTCACCACCTGCAACATTTCTAGGATCTAGTTTCCATCCAAATTGATCTTCACTAACTCCTATCGCTTTAGAGTTTCTAAGAACCATATCATCATACATCATACCAAATGATGAAAGTGATTTTAAAGCTTTAGTGACTAAATTTCTTGAGGCAACTGTAGGTTTACCCGCAAAAGTTTCGTCTCTATTTATAAATCCTGGCATTATTGTTTCTTTTTATTATATTATTTATCTCAATCTATTTTATGAAAGTATACTTCTGAAGTTTCTTATTTCTTTCCATATTTATTTGCCATTTGGTTCTATTATTATTGAATGTCTTAATAGCATTATTAAAGTCCAAATAAATCGAAGCTAGTGTATTCCCTGTTGAAACGTTAAGTTGTGGGAATTGGTTTGGTGCATCGATTCTTATCATCTTATCCCAATCTTCAAAAGATGTACAAACTAAAGGATCTTTTATGTTTGCAGGGATGTATGTTCTTAAAGCAAAAGAAAGACCAAATTGATCTAAAGCTTGTTTTAGTGCATACAAATCCATCATTACAGGTTTTTGTTCTATAGCATCTAATGGATTATCTTTTATAGATTGTTGAATCTTATCTTTATATAAGCTTGCTATTTTCTCTACTAAATATTTTCTTGCTTTAGGTGGATACCAACTAATATTCAATCCAACCATTAACTTACCTGAAGCACCTTGAGTATAGCCTAAAAATAATAAAATAGGATGTGAATCCCAATAAGCTAATCTATCAGCATATTTAGCCTTATAATTAAAAACGTAAATTTTCCCATTATGTAGTATAGGTGTTTTAACTCTAGCAACTCTTTTATTTCTTTCTTTATCTTGTTCTTTTAAAAACCACTCTAATGCGTCTTTTATTTCTTCATCTTCTTCATTACCACGACTTAGAGATGTCTTTAACAACTCTAAAACACCTTTCATTAATTCGATATAACTTTTCATGATATAGCGGTATTTTTAAAAAAATCTTCTGTTACTAATAAATATTTCCAATTCCTAGATTTACAAAATTGTTCTGCTGCTTCTTTTTTAAGCATATTTAACATCCAAGCATTGTATGCCCATTTAAATGATTTTATAGTTTTTGGAGTTTTTCTTTTTGGTAGATTTGGCTTTTTTAATTGAGACTTAGGTTTAACTTCTACTAAAAAAGTTTTACCACTTTTTAATCTAACTAAATAATCAGGATAGTATGTGTGATACTTATTATCTGATGGATTGAAATATTTAACTTTAACTGATTCAGAAGACCATGCTTCTATGTCTGGAGTTCTTTCGCAATATATACAAAACTTTCTTTCCCATGATGATCTGAATATTATAGGACCCTTTCCTTGATATTTCTTACATTCATTTATTGGGAAAAAACCCTGTACATAACCTGAATTTTTTCTAGGTTTAAAGTTTTTTATATCCATACAAAATAAAAAAGGCTCTATGTAAATCAATACACAGAGCCAAATAATTTTTATTTAAAATAACTGTGTTTAGTACTCTTCTTTAAGAGGCTTTGTAGCAGTTTCTTCAGCTGGAACTTCTTCA